CTCCTGGATGACCTCTGGTAGCTTTTTCAACTGGTTGATGAAGGAAGTCATATTAGACCGGCCAAGCTCGGACAGAGGCTGCAATCCGGATGCCAGATTCCGCAGTTTTTCTCCGGGGGTGTCGGGCAGATTGGTGATTGCTTGATTGATGGCCGCCAGCTGGTTTCCAATGGACGCGGAAATTTTCAGGCTATCCGTCTTGTCTTTCAGATTGCCCAGGGAGTTGCTAATGCGGTTTATCTTGTTCGCAAAATCGCCGGTATTCATGTTGTTCACGGCATTCTTGATCTGCGAAATTCCTGCTGCAACTTTGGAAAGGGCAGTTGTGGAACCGCTGATCGACGTTTTTAGCTCTGTCAACTTTTTTGCCAGAACCTCCACCCCTGCGGATGCCGCGGCACTGTCATTCACAATCTGAAACTCAATGCCCTGCATTTCCACATTGTCAGCCATCCCCTTCACCGCCCTTCTTCTCAAATTTCTTGTTGATGGATACCATAAACATCTCCATCATGGCTTTCGCCTTTTTGTCGCTCTTTTCCTGCTGGGTCAGCTGCTTTTCTCCACTACCCGCCGCTTTCCGCTGCCCAGTGTGCAGCTCAAAGGGCTGCTCCCGGTAGGGAATCGGCTTCGGCGGCTTCTTGCTGAAACTGAATCGAAGAACCGGGGCGGCATCCAGAAGGGCTTCATAGTAATAAGCCCCTTGCATCCACATATCCTGATTCTTCAAGTCCCGTTTGATCTTGTCAGCTTCCCGGTAGGCTTTCACCAGTTCCACGTCCTGATTCCAGAACTGGTCATAGGTCATGCCGATTGCAAGATAGTACGGGAATAACTTCTTGAAGATATTTGTGTAAGCGTAAGAGGGGGTAGGGGTCTCCCCACCCCCTCCGTTTTCGGAAAGAAGTTCGCTTACTCTACTGCTTCCCAGCCGGGGTTTCCCTCGTTTTCCTCTTCATCATCGGAAAGCAGGGTGTACACGGCCTCGGAGTACATTTCCGTCAGCACCTTCACAAGGCCGGACTTGTTACTCAGACCGTCGTAAATCTTGTTGATGGTAGCAACCTTGGTGTTGGGGTGATTTGCCGCAAAAGCGCCGCTGAACAGCATGGGGATCATGGTAGCGGGCTTGTCGCCAAGCTCATTGATGGAGAACCCGATCTTCTCCATAGCAGAAACCGTGGAGCGGGTGAATTCCAGCGTGTACTTCTTGCCGTTGTAGGGAATGCAGATTTTCTTAGCCATCGCTAATCCTCCTTAAAAATGTGTGGTCTGTGTTTTGGCTCAGGTCGCGTCGTCCAGCTCAATGGGCGTGGACGGGGCAATGGAAATGTTCAGGTCTACAACCTCGTTGACGCCGCCGCCGGTGGGGTAGCAAGTCAGCTGACCATCGAACTTGAACTTGCCGTCAGAGCCGGTAGGGGTCAGGTTCGCGCCGTCACCGGTTCCGCCGAACCACACAGCGTAGCTCTCGGTCTTTCCGTTGAGAGCCACCAGCTTCTTGTAGTCATCCAAGGTGTAGTTCGCCGTGAAGGAGAGGGCATCCAAGGACTGGATACCGGCGATGTAGGTCTGCATCTTGTCAGACAGGGTAGTGGTTTCCAGCATCTCCGGGTCGCCGCCCAGATCAGGGAATTCCTTGATGTCAATAAGCTTTTCGTAGGTGTTGCCGGTGCTTCCTTTTTTCATGAGGAAGACCTTATAGGTAGAAATCGCGATAAGTCATCATTCCTTTCGTTGTAATAAAAAACGGGCTGCCTCCTGTGAAGCAGCCCTTCGGCTCTCTTTCCGCCCTTACGGAAAGGTAAAGCATATTTACCTGCGGTAAATTGTTCCGCCGTCCGTCTCCGCCCGATACCTGGCAACCAGACGGTAAATCGTCCCGTTTTCCATATTCGGAACAGGGGACAACGAAATTCGCGTGAAATTCCTTTTGTAGAGCATTTCGTCTATAACGCCCATGATCTCCCGGCAGGCGCTTTTCTTGCTCCCCGCCTTGTCGGAGTAGACATTAACCTCGTACATCAGCGTGGAAAACTTTTCCCGGTCGCTGCTGTCCAGCCTGTTCGCGGACATATAATTGTCCTGCTCTACGATGCTTACATAGGGGAATTTTGGAGGAGCGTTCACATATTCTCCGGATACCGAAATGCCCTTGAAGCGCTTTCGCAGAGCCTCGGCAATGGGGGTATAGATCAGCTTTTCAATATCAATCAAGCCCTGAACACCTCCATAACGATTCTCGGAAGCTCCTGCTCAATCGCTTTTCTCGCCTCATACATGGGCATTGCAGGAGGATTTCCGTATGTGTGGCCGCCGCCCTTGTCTTTGGGCAGATACCATCCCTTTGGGTCATCCCAATGGCCTTTCCCGTCCGGGTAGGTGCCAGCCCCCATGCCAAACTCCGACGCTTCCGGGTGTCCGGTTCCGTAGGTGATACCGGCTCCAAATTCGATGAAAAGGACGGATTCCCCATCGGCCTTTACGGCGTAACCATTCGGGATTGCCACGACGGACACGGTTGCATCCCTCATCCCGGTGTAAACAGCCCGTGAGAACCGGATGGAAGCCACAGAAGCGCCCAGCATTGCCAGCCTTTCGGCCAGTTCCTTTGCCTTGTCCTTCTGCCAGCGTTTGTATTCCTTCAATTCGTCCTGAATCTTCTGGATGCCGGAAACCGACAGCGGAACCACAATTTTCTTGTAGCTCACGATACGCTCACCTTCGTCACGGCAATGGATACGGAGTTCAGCGATCTTGCCACGCGCTTTACCATGTAGTCATACAGGGGCTTTCTGTCCTCGTCATACACAGGCTCCTTGTCCAGAAACAGCACGGTATTCTCGTCAACGGGGCAGGTCATGTCATCCGTAACGATGACCTTGTCATACCCGGCAAGATTGCCGAACTGCTCCACCTGAGAAGCCCCGGTCGCAGCGGATACGTTGGCGCGGAAGGAAACGGCAGGTTTGTACACAACAGTTTCCTCGCCGGTTTCGTTGCCGTCTTCGTCGGTGACAGGCACTTTCCGGTCATACAGCAGATACCAGAAGCTTTGCTTGTTTCGCTCCATGATTCTCATACTGTCACCTCACAGAACCCCGGCCATGGGAACGATCTGTCGCATCATGGATTCCGGAACGTCCCCGTTCTCGTAGGAACGGGAAATTCCGTTCTCGCTGTGAGACAGCTCACCCTCGCCGCCCCGCTTGTTCAGAAGATACGTAGCAATCTCCACCTGTAGATAGCTGTACTGCTCCGGAACCTCCATAATGGAAGGGTCAAACGGGTATGCCCTGCGGCAAATCTTACTTGCCGCAATGCCAAGGTAGGCAGAAACCGTGCTTTCGTCGGTTTCATTCGCCATGGCTTTTACCAATGCGTTTTTCTCGGCTTCCTGCACGGTTTCTTACCTCCTTTCATTCTACGGGTTCTCCCGCCTTCTTGCGTGGTTTCTTGATAACGGGAATAGGATTATTCTCCGATAAACCAAACTTGGTGATAACTTCCTCGCGGGTGAGCGGTACGGGGTCGTTGAGGGTATCAACGACTACCGTTCCCATCACCACAGAAGTGCTCTCCAGTTCGCGCCGGGTAATCACCTTGTCCTTTGCGGTAAAGCCCACGTTGCGAAAGTGATCTCCCTCGCGCACATACACTTTCCCGTCAGAAACATAGAACATGGTGAACCTCCTTAGCCGTTGGTGATGATCTTTGCCAGAGCAATGGTCTTCGGGTCGGCCACGATAGACCAGTTGGCAGATGCCGCAAGCTGAGCGTCCGTGGGAGAAGCGGTGTAGCCGGAAGTGGGTTTGGTAAAGCTGAAACCGTTGGGGTGCATGGTTTCACGGATACGGGTCACCAGCGCGTCATAACCGCCGCCCTTGAGAGCATCACGGGTCAGCTCGGAAGGAACCTTCACTGGGGCGGGGGCGTATTGAATTGCGCCAAGGCCGAGGACGTAGGTGGTGTAGGTGGCCGCTTTCGCGCCTTCTCCGCTGGTAGCGGCGGTGGTGGGGCAGCTGTCATCTACGACAACAGTCATGCCATTCACGGTGCCAATGCGGAGGGGGCGCTCCACGCCGTTGGCGTCGGTGTATTTCAGGAAGTCCAGCAGCTTCAGTCCAGCCATATTGGTGGCGACCTTACTGTGCATGAACACCAGCCGGAAAGCGTCCTGATTGTCGCCCACGGCCTTCTGGATAGCGTCACCGATGGTGGTAGCGCCCATCTTGTTTGCGTCCGCAACAGTGGTGGATGCGGAAGACAGGTCAGTGATGTGGTTCGCCCAACCGGCAAACTCACCGCTGCCGGTCACGCCGAAGACCGCATTCAGGATTTTCAGCATGATGGACTGGCGCTGCTTCTGCCAGTACTTGGAAACCTGAGAAACGATTTGCTGCATGGGGTCGGCACCGCTGTTGTAATCAACGATGAAGTCCTTCTCCTTCCAGCCGTGGGCGCGGCCAAACACGATACCATTCTGAGCGCTGCCTTCGGGGTCGGTCAGGGTGATGTCAGTTGCGCCATCGTAGTTCTCAGGAGTGCCGCCAATGACTTTGTAGAACGGCAGCGTATAAAAGTCAGAGCCGTTGGAAATCAAGCCCGCCAGTTCTGCGTTCGGGGCGACAGCGCCGCTCTCAAACATCGCGGTCAGGGTGGGGTCTTTCGCATTTGCCCAGTTGTAGTTAAACAGCTCGGGGTCAAACGGAAAGCCAAGATAAGTAGCCATAATGTTTTACCTCCATAATCACTTCAAAATTGTTTTCCAGTCAGGATTGTTCTTGATAAACTCCATCTGGGATTTGGTGTCGAGTTTCAGAAAATCCGCCTTGGTCATTGCGCCGCCGGGGTTTCCATCCGCGCCTCTGGGCGTTCTTTTCAGCTTGTCCGCAATGACTTTTTGGGCGTATTTTTCCAAAAACGTCTGGTTGTTGGCAAAAACCGTAGCCATATCGCCGGATTCCATAGCTGCCGCAGTAGCGTCCGCAAGGACTTCATCATAACCCTGAGCAACCAGCTTTGCTTTGTAACCGGCAACGGTTTTTTCCTTTCGCAGACCGGCCAGTTCCTTTTCCATGTTCTCCCACTTTTCGGCCTGCTCCTGTTGCTTCCTCTGCTCATCAGTCAGAAGCGCGTTGTGCTTACGCTTCCATTCCGCAGCCTCGGAATTGGCCTTGGACAGCGCGTTTTTCTGCCTTTCCAGTTCTGCGGTGTTGTCCTCGTACTCAAAGCCCTCCAAAGCGGCAAGCTTCTGTTCCGGGGTCATGTCCGCATAACCTTCAATGAGATTTGTGTCGATTTTTGCCATAATTATTCCTCCTGCGTTTGGTGAGGCGGTTCCCTCCGCCGTGATCTCTGTTTTTACGGGTTGTCTCCCGTTTGCGTTTTTGATAGAGCAGCTTCCCTGCTGCTGTTATGGAGGGCTGTACAGGCTTCGATCCTGTGGCCTGCGGATTAACAGTCCGCTGCTCTACCAACTGAGCTAACAACCCGTGTAACCCCGACTTACGGTGCCGGGGAACCGCTTTGCCCGTTTCCGGGTTTCGTCGCCGGTGGGAGGCCATCGGCGATATATGTGGCGCGAGGCCGATTTGAACGGCCTTCTGTGGGGGGGAGAGGTGAACCCCATTCGCTGTCTGCCGCGCCAAATTTTAGCCTTCTATTCTTCATGTACTCGGCTTTTGGCCGAGGAAATATTTTTGTGGGACGGGGTAAGCTACTTTGAGCTATCGTGCGCTTATGTACACTTATCACACAATGCTGTTCCTTCTCCTTTGCTTTGGCTGCCTTGCGCATACGGCAGTTATCGGCGTGCTTGAATTGTCCAGCCCCCCGCTGGTTGCGGCAGAAAGAATCGAACTTCCATTACATGGGTCAAAACCATGTGCCTTACCTTTTGGCTATGCCGCAGTGTAAAAAAGAAGGGCTTCCAATACCATTTCTGGTATCAGAAGCCCTTCGGCTGTTCGCTGCTCCCTAGAGCAGTCACAAATTATACCATTTGGTGTGGCTCTTCCGCGAAAGGTGCGGCGCTCTTTGCCAAACAGTCAGTTAACCTTCTTGCGCCGAATCTCAATGACCACGATCTGGCCTTGTTCGACTTTGATTTCCGCCTGATTTCGGCGGCGGATGATTTCCTCAATCGCCCGAATTTCCTTCGCCGTCACTCTGACCGCCGGTCTGGTTTCCGCTTCCATCGCCGTTACCTCCGTTATGTGCGGCGAGCTTCGCCGCTTTTTTCTCCTGCTCGGCCATGTAATCCATGCTCATTCGGTAGGCCAACTGCGGGTCGGAAAATAACCCGCAATGTGTAAATGCCAATTCAGGGGCGATTTTCTCGCAAGCAAGCATCTGGGTTAGAACCGTTGATTTCTGCGCGATATTCTCATAATTCCGCCGCGTGAACCGGATTTCCAGTGCCGAGAGTTTCAGGCTCAGATGCCCCATGTCCCGGCAGATACGCAGCACCAGCTTCAAAAATTCCTTTTCGGACTTCTTGAAAACCAGCTCCGTGTCCTTAGCTCTGGCTTCCGCTGCCGACCAGCCGTCCCGCATGATGACCGCCGACCCGGTGTCAGAGGTAGAAGTCCCTCCGTTCCGGTTTGGCATTCCACAGATGGTCAGCACCGTTTCATACATGCTGTCCACAAGGGTCTGCGTCTGGGTCTGGTTCATTTCGGAGGTCAGATATTGAATCTCCGCTTTCAGTGTGGCGTCAATATCCCTGAACTTGATTGCGCCCTCGTCCCGCAGTTTCTTGTAGTCCTCACTGCTGATGTCAACATTATGGAACAGCATCAGTGCTTGAACGAACTGCTCTACGCCGTCAATTCGGTTGCTCTCCGTCATGTTGATTGCGTCAAGCAGCGGAATCACGATTTCAAACGCCCCTAATCGAGCCATGTTCGCCGGGTACTCCACAATCGGGATTCCCAAAATCTGATCTTCTGCGCGAATAACAGCCCACGTGTTCCAGACCTCGAAATACCTGGTTTCTGTCCAACAGGAGAAAACGAGCGTTCCGTCCTCTTTTAGAACATACCGTACACCCATCATGGGCTTATGCCCAAGGCCAATAGAGTACACCACAAATGTGTATCTAGGGTCAAGAGTGAATATCTCAAAAGGAGCCTCGTCTTCCTCAACATCCGCCAGAACGTCCGGCAAAGCCATTCGATAAGAGGTACCGCAAGTGAAGAACCAATCGGCAAGTTCCTTATCCTTTTCCGGCTTGTCTTCGGACAGCATATAGTCATTCAGTTTCAGCACTTCGGAGGAAATGTCTTCGTCCCCACCACGGCTTACGTACTGGATTGGTTCGCCGACCTGATAGGCCGATTTGAAAGATACGATCTCATTTGCTCGGTTCTCCACAACCATGTTGTTGATTTCCGGGCGGACTTCCTTTACACGGTTAAGGATTGGCTGCTCTCCCTTGTAATACCAGTACAGGTAATCAATCTCTGCCTGATTTTGCAGGTGCGTAAACAGTGCCTTTTGTAGCACGTCGATGATATTCCCCTCGTTTATATCCGTAACCTCGGTGTAAATCACCCGACGCCCGAATAACCGTCTGCTCTCCGTATTACGCACCCCCCTTTTCCGGAAATCTATTTTCTCGTTTACCATTATACCACAGTGGCGGATGGTTGTCTACTTAATTCTCGTTCGTAAACCATCGGAGAATAAAAACACAAAGCGCATCGGGTGAAGTTACCTACACCCAACGCGCTCACATCCAATATTTACTTGTTATTTGCCGCTAATCGTGTCTGCGATCCCTTTAATCTGGCTGCAAACAACAGCCAGAACGTCGCAGTACATCCCAACCCGCGCCTTACCAAGGGCAAGTTCCCCGGTTTCGGGGTCAGCCTCCATGTCAAGCATATCCAACAGCATTTCCGTTGTTGCAAGAGCCATGTGAGCATTCATCCAGATTTCGTTCATTTTTGCGGTTGTCATACGGTCTTGCCCTCCCCCAGAAACTTATTCAGGAAGAACGTCTGTCCTTTGCCGGTAACTTTCGGTGTCTTGCTCACAGAGGTATGTCCGTCACTGTGATTGATGACCGTTTCCTTGATACGGAAGAGCCCCTGCTCCATGCTGGCCTGCGTAGGCATGTTGTAATCCGTGCCGTTGCGCTTGATTAAGTACCCATTGTCCCGCATCCACCGGAACAGCCGTCTTTCGCCCATGTCCACACCATTCTGCCGCATGATCTTTGCCAACTCACCCACAAGAACCGTGCTACTGGAAGCGGCCACGCTGTCAGCGAACAGAACTTTGGGCGCATCTGCCGAAACCTTCGCTTCCAATGCCTTGCGCTTGTCCGTTTCAGCCTTTAAGGCAGTAGCTACCTTGAGCAGATAATCAGGATTCAGAATCGCCGCCTCCAGCGTTTCCGGGGTCATGTATGCTCCGTGCTTGCGGATGGAGGGAATGACTTCTTCGGCAATCTTCGCCTGGAATGCCTCGGCAACTTCATTCTTCGCTTTCATTGCAAGGCGGTAAAACACGCTTTCGGGGATGTATTCATCGTAGCCACAAGTGGCTACGCCCAATTCTTTCAAATACCCCTCAACTCGTTTCCACCGGACGACCTCATTGCCACTTGCGGCAACGTATGTGAATCCAAGCCCACGGGCAACAGCTTCCAGATTCAGATAGGCGGTTCCGTTCTTTTCGTAGCAGGGGATACCGCTGATTGTCATAATTTCGTTATTCATAAAAACCTCCATAAAATTTTACTTGATAGAGGTTTCCGTTTGTGATAGAATGGATTTATCCAGATGGAAACCTCTGGGGTGGATAGGGTGTTGGTGTGGTTTGCTAGGCCGCCAACACCCTATTTTTTCTTTGCCAATAACAGCCGGATTCCGTTTCTGATTGCTTCTCCCTTTGTAATTCCGTTTTTGAGGCAATATTCCTGCAATCTTCTGTCCGTTTCGGCATCCAATCTTACGCTAAATCGGACATCTTTTGGATTTTCGGCTTTTGGCCTTCCGGTTCTTGGTGACACCTGCTCACCTCACTTTCTGTCACGCATTAAGTATAATATAGGCGTGACAAAAAGTCAAGCATTATTTTAGAACGGTCTTGAAAAAACTTCCACCGCAGCCCCGTTAAGGCTCTGGGCGAACTCCGCAAACATGGCCATGCCGTCCGGCACGTCATCGTGCTTGTTTTTGCCAGCCATTGTGTAGGAGCAGAGCATATCCATCATTCGACCGTAGTCCGTGTTCCGCTTGTATTTGCTTTCGTCCAGGAATAGGCAATGCTCCTTGACCCATGCAGAATTGACGATGATTTTTGTCTCCTTGTTTGCTGTGGTGAATTTTGTGGTAATGTTGGTGATGCCGCCCATCCGCTTGACATCGCCCTGAATCTTCTCCGCAATGCGCCGTCCGGCGGAATTGCTTTCAAATCGGCACATTTTCACTTTGTCCCGTACCAGAATATCCGCAAGGCGAATATCCACCGTATCAGGAAGTCCGTTGTCACAGATGCAGTCCCCGATATAGTAATCCTGCCCATACACATACCCAACCGGTAGAAAAGCGTAGTCCGTTCCTTTGTCCTTGGTATCGCAAATTCCGATAATAGCGTCTGGTTCTTCCTCCGGTAGCTCAAAGAACCGCCGCAGTTCGTCAGGATGGTAGACAAGCCCCTCGCGTTCAATGGGTTGATTCTGATACAGCGCTTTCCAACTAACGCTATCCATAATATCCCGCTGTTCCCGGTAGAACTTGGTGGAGAACCCCACGCCGAACTCATAGTCAAAATTGCTCTCGTCATCCTCGTTCATGGCCGGAATCCGGATGAATTTTGCTCTGGGATTATTTTCGTACTCCCGTTCCAGCCGTCCGATCACATCATGCACGCTCCACCGGGTAGCAATATGCAGTTCCTTGCACTTGTCGCCGATTTTTCGCTGCCGCAGGTCAGTGGTGTAAGTCTCCCACAGTTTGTCCAGCCGCTCTTTGGATAGCGCGACCTCAATACCAGATACCAGATCGTCGCAGTACAGCAGGTTCGCCGCCCGGTACAGACCGGCATTGCCCGTTCCAATGGAGGTAAATTCCAGCGTCTCAAATCGCTGCCGCTTATCAAGGTCAATTCGGCAGTCCTTTGCGTTGGTGCTGGACACCTGAACGGCAGGGAAGACATCATGCCATAAATATTCCCCCTTTGAGTCAAACAGCCGCAGACATTCGTCATACACGCCCCGCACAAAGGAATTGGAGTGGCTGCCCGTCAGATTCGGGTTGTTTGGGTCGCGTCCGGCAATCCAGGTCAGCAGGAAGATTGCAAGCGTGGTCTTTCCTACGCCGGGGGGCAAACTAACCGCCAGCAAATCCAGCTTGTCATCCCCGCACAGCGCTTGTAGGGCATCAACCACGGGCTTTAATTGCTTCTTCCGTGGCTGATAAAACCGCTTTTTCGCCTGCCTGTCCAGCTCCATATAGGTGAGATAGCTGTCAAAGTCATATGGAGCCTCAAACAATAGCCCCCGCCGCCAAAGGCTGTAGAATCCCTCCACATGAGACGTAGGAGCTTTACCCATTATTTCGGCGCACAGGTATTTCAGATGCTTATTCGCCCGATGAGCCGCCGTGAAATCAGTCTCAGCCCATGCCTGACACAGAGAAAACAGGTCTTCGTATGCCCCGATATCACCCGGTCTGTTCTCGATAGCCCCCAGAATGGAGGTTGACAATTTCTCATAATCCATACTCTCACCTCACAGAGCGTCCGCTTGTTCAAATGCTTTCAGCAGTTTTGGAAACTGGATTGCGAAGAAATCCACCATTTCCTCGTTCTGCGCCCAACTGGAATTTTCGGCAAGGCCGCTTTCAAAAAGAAATGCGTGAATGATCTCATGCCGCTTCACCTTGTTTGTCTGAACCAGAAGGTTTTGCTTGCAATTTGGTTCTCCCTTGCTGTCTTCGTAATTTTCAACCAGCATTTCTTTCGTAGTTTCGTCACAGAAACCGTCACAATCCTTAAGTCTTGGCTCTTTGCTTCCCCGAATTACTGTAAGCGTATATTCTGCTCCCAAAACGTCGATTTTCATAAATTCCCTCCGTTTCATAAAAATAAGGGCTACCCACACATTTCTGTGTAAGTAGCCCTTCGGCTTTCCTCCCGCCCTTGCGGGAGGCATTACTTATGTTTCAGCAGCTCAATCAGCACGACAATAGGGAAGACCAGAATTAAAAATAGCTCCATGTCAGGCCTCCGGTATTAGTTCGCATTCTGTAAATCCGCCTTTGCCGATGCACTTGCCATCAAATGTAATTGTATCGCCGACTTTGACTTTCTTTAGCGCTTCCTCTTGTTCTTTCTCAAACTCGGCATAGAAGAAGACAATGGTGTTCCCGACACGGCGCTCCATTGTAAGCGTTGCGCCACCAGTCAGATTCAATAAGCCACCCGTACTCATTCCGTTTATCTCCGCTGTAATGCGATACCTGTTATACCGGTAAAGGTCATTTGCTACGAGTTCATTCTCTTTATAGGCATTATAAATGTCATCGTAAGATACAGCTAAATCTACATCCGAATCAGAAAAGGCTCTAGTGCTTTCGGATGGTTTTTCCTCTATTTCAGGCTTGGATTTCTTATTTAGTTCAGTTGTGGATGTGGGTAATTCAATCTTTTGCAGCACTTCGATTTCCTCGTATCCGCATCGAGTGCAACGTCTAACATACTCTCCATCCTCATCATATGTTGGCTCCACGCGACGAACGTCTGCCATATTGTGCCCCAGTTTTTCAATTTTCTCTGTTTTATTTTTACCGCATAAACTACATTGGTATGTTTCAAAACCACCACTTTCACAATCCGCCGTTTCAGCTTCTACCAGTATGTATTCGTGGTTGCAATATGTGGCGGGGTCGCTGAATACCCCCACTAGCACGGACACCACAAATAGCCCGGTGCATAGCAGCACCGCTGCCCCAGCTTTCTTCGCCGGTTTCTTCCGAATCAGCTTCACCAGCCACACAAGAAACACAATCGGTGTGGCAAACATGAGAACACCTGCTATAACCGCGCATACACCGGATAGATTCATAAAGATCCCTCCTTCAAAATCGGTTCGTGCTGCCCGGGAACTGCATCCCAGGTCATTCTCTTTCCGCACAGGGCATAATTAAGATATTGCGTTACCATTTCCGGCGACCTTGCCATTTGGAAGTACAGCATTTCCTTTACTCGCCGCATCATGCCATTTTCGCCAGGCACAATCGTAATGCCCTCATTAACCAAATGAACCGTGCAATTCATTTTCTGGCAAGCCTGTAAAAATGGATAATACTCCGTTTCTCCACCCTCAAACATGAAAATGGATGGTATCTCTACTGTCCCGTCCCGCACAATTACATTGAAGTGTGGAACACTTTTATACCGCTCATTTAGTTCGGCATCAGATATTCTTTTCCCCATTTTGCAGTCTCACCCCTTTAGAATTGCTTCGTGCGTATTCTCACACATTTCTTTTCCGTACCGGTAATTCCCCCGGTAGGTATCCTCGTTGCCCAGAATCGTCTGGACTGCGGAGTGCTTGAACTCCTTGCCCTTCTTGCTCCGATATCCTAGCTCATTCAGCTTGTCTGCAATTCCTTGCAATGTACAGCCCTGGTTTCTCAACTCGAAAACCTTTTTTACAATCTCCGCCTCTTCCGGCACCACTGCAAGATGCCCGTTTTCAGCCCGATACCCAAGTGGAGGCTTCCCCCCGGCATAGCCGCCCTCTCTGGCTGTAGCATACCGCCCCATGGTAGTTCTTAGGGCGATATTGTCGCTCTCCAACTGATTAAAGGAAGATAGAATTCCAATCATGGCACGTCCCCACGGGGTAGTGGTATCAAGCGTTTCATTCAGGCTTATGAGGTCAACTCCGTTTGCCAACAAATCATCCTCTACAATCGCTAGAGTATCCCGTTGCTTTCTGGAAAGCCGATCCAGCTTAAAAATAACAATAGCTTCGATTTTACCCGCCCGAATATCCCGAAGCATTTCTTGAAGCCCCGGACGGTTTGTGTTTCTGCCGGTATACCCGTTGTCCTCATAGGTTTTCACATATTTCCAGCCCTTGCTTTCAATGCAGGCTTTCGCCATTCGCTCCTGCTCAGGCAAAGACACTTTCCCGTCCTCTCCCTGAGCCTCTGTAGATACTCTGGTATAGACACACGCCTTTTTCATCTCGTACATTTCTGCTTCCCCCGTACATCTTGTTTTCTGTATAATATCAGATTTACAATTATTTGTCAACTGTAATAATGCACAAATAGGAACTGCCTTTTTTGTTTTTGCCAGAATTTTTGAAAGGGGGGGCTTTTTGATTTCGCGGGTATTTATGGGGCTAACCCCCGCCGAATCAGGCCGCCCATATCCCCCGCCCCCTGTGCTTTCGCTGCTGCTTCTCCCGTGATGGAGCAGGAAGCGACGGATTTGATAATTTACATTTTTTCTTGAATTTTTGTAAAATAATGCTTGACATTTACGAAAATATTTATATAATAGTAAATGTAAACAAGAGCAAAACAAAAGCGCCCCCGGAGGCCGTAGGAAAGCAACCCGGGAGCGCACCACACAAGGAGGCACCGCTATTATAGCACGGCCTCCGCAGAATTACAAGGAGGAATATTATAATGATTATCAACGGAAAGAACTATCTGTTACTAGAAAAGCGCGGCTGCAATTTTAATGGAGGCGTCCCGGCCACCACTAAAAGCGACGTTGGCAATTATCGTGTATGCACGATGGGCGAGACGATCCCCTGCAAAGACGGCCGGAATTATTTCCTTGAATTCTCCCTTTGGCAGAACCGCAGCCAGCCGCGCTATACAAACAAGCGAACCGGCGCACCGCTGAAACACCCCGCGCAAGAGATAATCAACCCCATCGGGCTACACATAGACACGCAATACACCGACGCAAGCGGCCAATCTTGGCGCAGCCTCGACCTAGAACAGCGCATCCACAAACGGAACCCCAGCTACACCGCCGCCGATATTCTTTCCATTGCAAACGAGATCAGCGTGGAACACTACGACGGCATTAAATGGGTTTATTCTTTCCGCGAGACCATCGAGCATGGCGCGAACTTTACGCCGGCCACCATGATTTCCACCTATGCGAAAAGAAACCGCCTGGAAATGGATTCCCGGTTCGGGACTCTCCTTCTCAGGCTTTACGCCGGAACATATAAATATCTAGCATACGACGTCCGCAGCTTTGGCGGCCGCGATACTGTAACCGTTATTCTTGAGGAGGTCGGCGCGTGATTATCCTTGCAATTCTGTTTTTCCCGTTGCTAGTTCTGGCGGAGCTGCTAAAAATCAGCAAATAATATTCAAGCCGTCCGGGCATTGTCCGGGCGGCTTTTCTTTCTGTCCGCGTCCAGATCAGGCGCGGCGTTGTCCGTTTGCCCTGCCGACGTGGCGGGGCTTTTCTCTTGCTATGCCATGCAAGGCTCTCAGCGGCTTTTTAAGCGGTTTTTGTTCCGGCAATATAAATTAACGTTAACCATCGTTTCCGCCTTAAATTGGGCGCGTATGGACGTCACGCAATGCCGCACGGCATTTTATGCAGCGTTTGGGGCGTTCAGCGCCCGCGGTTGCCCCTATTGCTGCGCCGGATATGTCAGGATGCCCCTGCAGCTTTTCGCCCGTCCGGGCACTTTCTGCGCCCTCCGGCGTTCTGCCCGCTGCTACAGGGTAAAAGCACCGCCACACAGGCCGCACCGGCTCCGATCAGATTTCCCGTCAGGCTTTTGCGTCAGGGCTGAAAATCCCCGCAAGGCTCCCAGCTCGTGAGTCATAGTCGCAAAGTCGCAGCCGAAAATTCCCGTTTCATAGTCGCAGAAAGTCGCCCCGAAAGTCGCAAGACCTCCGGGGCGTTTTCATAGTCGCTATAGTCGCTGGGTCAAAGTCGCTGGCATAGTCGTTGATAGCCGCTCAGTCTCCGTTCTCTGCGTCAATGATAGTCGCACCGCTCCCGCGAACATCTTCCAGATACTTCTGCCGCAGCTTCTCCGGGTCTGCCCGCTCTCCAAGCGGATTATCCGGCTTTAAGACCACTTCTTGCTGGTCTGTGTAGTTCATATTGTTTTTCATCAAAAAAATTCCGGCAACGGGGTTAATCTTGCCATTTTGCATGAAATCCTCCATCTGAGCGTTGATTAAATCCCGCGCTTTTTTGATGGTGTCACGAATAGGACGGCTTAATTTCCTACTTTCCGGGTGGTCGTTGCACCACCGCCACATGGTCATTCTGTCCACACCGAACGCCAAAGCGAACCCTGCGAAAGTCGGCTTCATGTCATTTTCCGCGCACAGGCTGAAATAGTTGAAGCACCTCTGCTGCACCGCTTCTAAGCTATCCATATCCGGCTTGTCCCACTTCATAATGGTCATGGAATGGTTGATGTACTTTGTGTTGTCGCCGGGTTCCAGGTCAGGCACCTGGTATGGTTTCTTTTTGAGCTTTTCACCTTCTGCCAAAGTCGTTTCCTCCTTTACTTTCTAAGTAGATTTAATATATACTTTACCATAACACATACACACTACAAGATATAAGACTTATATATATTTATTATATATAAATTCTTGTTAATAAGATAGGCTCACATTTCTATCAGCGTGAACTTGCGCTTCTTTTTAAGGAACTTCCCCGTGAAGGTTCCGTCCGCCGTCCTGCCGCCGTTCACGAAAATAATGCTGTCCTCCATGCGGCCAATATAGACTTGATATTCCTTCCCGTCCACCTTCAAGGTCCCTGTATACTGGTCCTCATCAAAGTCAGCCTCTGCTGCACCACCGTTGTATTTCGTCCCGCAAAACGGCGCATGCAGCCTGTGATGACAGCCCCGCAGTTTATACATTTCATCTTTGCTCCCTCCTCACACCGACACCAATTCCAGATTTACCCGCAGCGTCGGCTCTGATCGTAAGATGCGGACACTTCTGTCTCCCAGAGTAGTTGCATCCACTGTCTCGCATGATGCTTCCACGTTGATGTCTCCCACATACATCTTGGCCGTGAATTCCCTGCCACGGTATCTCATTTTCACGTCGCAGACCTTTCCGGGCTCAAAGTCGATGATGTTCAGCAGCGTATAGCCGCAGTATTCGCATTTGCATCCCTCTATGGGGGCACCGCAATTTGGGCAGTTCATCGTCCCTTCCACCGTCCTTCCTTGTAGTCGTACTCCCGCAGGCAGTCGTAGCGCTCCCGGAACGGGTAGAACTTCTCGCCGTTTCCCTTGTATGCCTCCTGTAGAGCCTTATCCAGCTGTTCCTGATACCAGTCCGATTCATCCATTGGCAGAAAAGCCGGGCGGAAATACTGCATATAGTCGTTGACTTTCCGCAGGACTTTCAAGATTCTGGTTCCGCTGAATGTATCCTTTCCCATGATTTCCGGGTCTCGCAAGGCCAGGGAGATATAGTCGCACATTTGCTGTGTTCCGAGGCCCCAACCATCGTTGAAGCACTGCCGCTGAACAGCCTCCTGCTTGGCAAGATACGCATTTTGTTTTGCCATATGCTTTTCCTTTCTTTTCTTAGTAAATCCCTGTATAGAACTATAACAACATACACACAAGATATAAAATTATATTATATATACTATACAGGGATAAAGCTATAATATTAAATTCCGTCTCCTGTTTTTCGTTTTCTTTCTCCTTTCTGTACAATCCTTCCCAGGCGGGCACGGCCGCTTTCCCCCGCGGACGAATATGTAATTGCAGCACCGGCTGCCCTCGTAGTATCCGAAGAAATACCGGCACCCGACGCAGTACTTCCTGCTATCCTTGTACTCCATGTTGCCCCCTAGAGAACAGGAAAACTCCCAATCCCGCCGAGCATCCCGGTTTCTTGGCATATCATAAGCAGCTTTGTCTGCGCCATCATCCGAATTTCAGCCGGTGCCCGTTCCGCTGCCGTGTGCAAGACGGAAATACACTCAATCCCCTTTCCCTTGTCCACAGACAGCACATAGGACGTCGCAGATACCGCAGAAGCGAACCACTCCGGAACGTTTCCGTGTGCGTATTTTGCAAACATCCTCCGGAGAATCTTTTCCGGGTCAGATTCTTCCTGCTCTACTGTGGTTATCTCCCATTCCCCGGACTTGGCGACCTCTTTCACTGTTTCGGTCAATTTTTTTGCAAGCATCTCGCGTGCAGTCTTCATAAGCAACGCATCATCAAATTTGAAATCCTGTTCTGCCATTATTCATGTACCTCCAATTCCTTATTTTTTCTGTCACGGTATCTCCTTTGAGCGGCTCTCTGGGCGTGGGCTTTCCTTACCCTCCTAAACTTCGAATTGATAATATTCAAAAATCCATCTAATAGCGTGTTGCAGTTCATCTTTCGTAACGCCGTTCAGCGTTTCAAGGGCTGAAATCTTTTCAATGGCTATGACTTTTGCCCAGATCGGGACTGTTTTATCGTCCAGCCGATATTTAAAAATTTCAGCGGCTTGTCCGAGACTTAAATTTCCGTTACATGGTAATGGAATCACAGCCGGTTCTGGCTTCTCAATGGTTTCCTGGGGAAATCCGTCCATTTTGGTTTGCAAGGTTATCAAGGTAATACCTCCTTCGGCAATTCTGGAAGCGGCATCCAGTGGGTGATATGTCTGCCGGGTTCAAGTCCGTCCGGGTAAAAATACGGTGTACCGTCCACATAAGATTTCCGCGCGCGGCTTGCGACGTGCTTGTACTTATCAAGCGTCAGCACCGTGACACCTATCTCCGGCAACCTCTCACTGCACGGAATCCACCTTGTCCGCTCCAACGCCTCCATGCCCATCCGGCAAGCCTCATTCACGGGGTCTATACTTTCGTAATGCTCCCGGTGTTCCGGGTTCAGAATTTCAATTGCTCGTTCAACTTTCATCGTTATCCTCCAAACACATTTTTGCGCCGCAGTTCGGGCAGTAATGAAAGGAGCGAATCCCCGTTCCGTAATACTCAAAGCCACACACAGAGCACTTATTACCCTCTTGTTGCTGTCGCCAGTCCTCAAAGCACGGGTACCATGCTCCATGTCGCACCGGCACCGCATCTAACAACGGGCAATCATCAAAAAACTTATCCTGCGGATTGCTTTCCAGCTTCGCCCCACGCTTGCAACGGTGCTTTTTGATGTCGTAATCGGCACAAGCACCGCAGTATGTAATTCCTTTCATTCCGATTCACCGTCCATTCGAGCGCCGCAGCTGGGGCAGTAGGTGTTGTGATTATCAAGCTGTGCGGCCTTGCACTCGGAGCAGTAATAATGCCCAACATCGCATTCTTCGTCATCAAAATTCGGCGTGCAATATTCGCAAAACGAAGCGTGGCAAACCTGGCATTCCGGCCCATTGTGAATCCCAATATCTAACCGCCACATATCAATTTCACCATTTTTGTTCTTATACCAAAGATGTTTTTTTGAATAAATCCACCGCCCATGCCGCACCAGCTCCACGTCGGCGGTGGGCAACTCGTCTTCTACAAACTCGGTAACGGTCATATCCGGAGCCTTAAAACCATATCGCAGCATGGTGTCTTTAATTGCCCCCCGGCTGATGTAATCACTCATTTCAATTCCTCCAAACTAATCTGCCCATCAATGGGCGTATTGCCAACCTCTTGCCGCTTTCGCTCCGGGATAACTTCGCGCACAATGGGCTTGCGGCTTATCGTCCGATTGAATGCCCCGCACGCCATCCATCGTCCCGCCCAGTCCGTCGCTTCACTATGGGTAAGCCCGTATACTTTGCATTTGCGAAGCACTTTATCGTGATACTTGCCATTTATGAAGTTGCTACACTCCCGGCACGTATGCCCATCCAAAACGCCGAAAAAACGGTGCATCAGAGCAAGTTTACGTAAGGCCATTACTGTTCCTCCACATAGCACCAACTCTGGGGCGGGCGTTTAATTATCCGGCCATCACATTCCCCTGTGGTGTAGTTGTAATAAGGGCATTCCCAACAACCCGCCTCAATTTTACATAATAGCCCCTTGAATGCGCTCAGCGGCTTCGGCGTATCGTAGATTTCCAACTTGGAAATGTGCCAGCCGTACAGTGTTGCACCTTTTCCGTAGTCCCACAAAGCGCCGTCCACAAGCCCAGTCTGCGCCACAAAGTCATCGTCCACATCGTAGATTCCATACGGTTCTGTTGCCGCCTTGATGGTTTCAACCCGGTCACATACAAATTCCCCGGCAACATGCCCGTTGAAAACGTCCCGGGTTCTATCTGCTTCTGCTCTTCCATACCCCGAAAGGCGGGTAAACTCCGTAAACCAATCGCCCCGGAAAACATCACCCCACACAAGGAACGGCCTTGTGTTTGTGCAGTATATATAGCACTTGAAAGGCGTTTCCAAATATGGTTTTGTCTTGCGGACCTCGATCGTCTTCCACTCGTTGGCAATCTTCTCCACCCACTCCGGGCGGATGCTGATAAGTACCGCTTTAGCCATTGTCAGCCCTCCTGTTCCAGGCCTCTTTAGCTTCTTCCACAGATTCATAAGTGGAAGTTTCTGCGCCGCATTCCCAACATCTGACCCAAAAGTAATTATCTTCGTCAAATGCACCGTCCCCTATAGCTCCGGCTGTCCCCCCGCAGAACGGGCAGGGCTTCAATTTGATTTCGTCCATGTTTTCTCCTTCCCGCCCGGGTTGCCCCGGGCTTATCCCCATATTCTGGCCGCAATTTCTTCATACGAAAAACTCTTGCTTGCCCAAAGTCGGGCGGTAAAATTCGCATAATTCCGGCTGAATCCCTCGGCCATCAGCAGTTTTACAAAACGTTTTCTTGTCATTTGCTCACATCACTTTCTGTAAATAACGACCATAGACGGAAACGGTGCTGGGTTCATTGCTGCTCCGTTTTCGTCTTCAAATTTTAACCGCCCACGCAGAAACCGAATTTCCGCTTTTCCGTATATGTAATCGTGGAAATAGCTTGTGTCCGTCCGTGCCGGAATCAGCATGGCGATTGTCACACCCCCACGGACATGTTCAGAATATGCCTTTTGAACCCATTTCCCGATCTCCCGGCCATATGGCGGATTGCAGAACACGGCTCCGTATCCGCTCCAAGGCAGGGAAAGGCCGTTCATTTCAGGGGTGAAAAAACATCTGCACTTAGCGTTCTCTGATGTAGCGGCGGCATCTAAGCCAAAGTGAAATTCTTGATCCAACTTCTGAAAGAAGTCTTTCGGTGTCCGCCAGTCCATTTTTACGCTGCTTAACAGTGCTTTGTTCATTTTTACCTCGTTTCTATCCCCACTGTTCCGCCATAGCTTTTGCAATACCGGGGAAGGTCTTTGAACGAGTTTTCTGATCTCGTTCTTTTCTGCCCTGAAATCTGCGGTAGTTTCCGTAAGCGTCCTTGCATCCGCCATTTACATACGGTTCGTGATTGGTGATAATTTCCGTTGGGTGCAGTTTTGGTAGCCCTTTAAGCCACAAACAAGTCCGCTTACTGTAGGGGTGGCCATGCTCATACGGCTGTATTGCCTGTGTATATGGTGGCAATCCAACAATTTTCATGGGCGTTGGATTTTCCACCGCAATCATGGGAATATCGGCGTTGTAAAATTCCATGAAAAATGCCTTTGCTTCCATTGCCAAGGGATACCGCTCCGAAACGATTTCGCCATTTCTCCGCATTCTGACCGCCCCGGCATTCGTCAGGTAAGTACACGGCGGGTGTGCAATCAGCAAATCCCACCGACCCACACTATGCACCTGTCCGTCCATGGTGACGATTGTGCCGCCCTTGATGGCTTCCAGAGCGTCACCCAAAATGTGCCACTCCTGGTGACCGCCGCTGGGTTCCTGGATGTCGCAGGAATAGGCCTCATGCCCCCGCGCCCGGAATGCCTTGCACACGGTTTGCGATTCCTCGCAGGCTATCAAAACTCGCATTTTTAGTAGTCACCTTCATTCCTCTTATCAAACTCCACGTTGATCTTCGGCACCCACGTATCGCGCAGTGCTCTTTCCACGCCCGTAAAAAAACTATCGACAAATTTTGTGTAATTAACTTTTTTAGCCAGCTCCGCTCTGATTGCCTGTGTAATTTCCGGTTTGCGTTCGTTTACAAGTGCTTGCAATTCCTCACGAGTGATTTCCTCAATCGCTCGCCTCACGTGGAACTCCAACAATGTATATTTATTATCACTGGAATAGTTAGAAATTTTCCCGTTTTTATCAACTTTCGTAGACAAAACCATTTTTACGATCTGGCTCACGATTTCGTTTTTCCCGTTTAAGGATTCCGAAATTCCCATCATAACGGTTTGCTTTACCGCTTCCGCCAAATAATCCTGATCGATGCTCAAGTCCAATCCTACAATATTCGCCATTTTAATTTCCTTTCTGTTTTCCTTTATTCCCCCGAGGCACTTTCCCCCACCTGGGCGGGGTGCAATTCCGCTTCACCGGCTTGAAACAGCCGTACATTTTCGCCTTGCTCATTGAAAATCCTCCATACTTGTCTGCCCCGGTAGCACATCGTACTCCATCCACCAGCGGAACACATCTTCTGCCTCCGTCCCCATTCTCCACGTTCCATCCAGTTTTCCGCGCCGCCTGCGTTCCTCCAGCATCCGTTCAAAGGCGTTCAGGTAGAGCTGCTTGTACTTCGGCCACCGGGTGAACTCCGCTTCACGCACCTTTTTTCCAGCCATGGGGCAACCGATACAGCCAACACGGCATTGCCCCTCTGCGTAAAGCGGATTCATCTGGACTTTTGCATCTTCCAAAAATCCGTAAACATTTTCGTCTGTCCAGTCGACGATAGGGTTCACAACTCGCCTTGCTTTCAAACGACAGTTTTCAAAAAGCATCCGCTTTTCGTCATTGTCGTTAGCAAGAATGATGTTTTTATCCTTGGTTGCGCCCAGTTTTTCGTAGATTCCACGGTTATTTTTCCGGGATGTAGATTCAGCCCAACGAACGCCGGTACAGATAAACCGTCCTGCCCCCCCTGTTTCTTTCAGGACGGAGCAGCAGTACCGTACCAACCGTGTTGGCGGCATGAGCTTCTGAGGAATTAGGCTCCACATGGACACCCGTTTCCCCTTGTAAACCGGCATGTTCACGGTGCACTTGTATCCTTTTCCCTCTAGCCGCTTGAACTCGCTTCGCACGAATCGCACCGTTTCCGGGGCATCGGCTGTGGTGTGGTTGTGCTGGAACTCGCAGGGGATGCCGGAACGCACCGCAAGCTCGGTGATAACGCCGGAATCTTTGCCGCCTGAAATGCAGATCACCAAAGGCTGCTGATACGCCATGAACGACATATCAGAGGCAGCTTTCAGGCGATCGATTGCCATCTGCTCCAAGTCATTCATTCTCGATAACAACCCCCTCTCTCACCAAATCCGGGTGTTCATACCTGAAAAATTGGCGTTGTTTTTTGTGGTTTCCAATTGATTTCATGATGTTTTTGTTCCAATTCGCTACGAAATATTCTTCCCACGCCTTGCAGCCGTCCCCGTTAGTGGGGCAATCGTCCCGCGTGCAATTTCTGCAAAAGGGGCTTTCCGAATCGATGTACTGGCCGGGGCGTTCCTTTTCCCCGCCTACTTCGTTTTTCATACTCCACCGCCTTCCGGTAGCTTTTCAAATTCCATCTTCCCGGCCAGCTCGGCGATAAAGTGCTTTACCGCTCCGGGGAGCTTCTGGTAGTCGTCCTCCCGCTTCTGGCACACTTGGAACGATCTCTGGAAATTCGATGCAACAACCGACTGCACCGTTTCTGCGTCCATCAGCGCCCATTCCTTGAGCTGGGCGGGGCTTCCCACCGTCCGCTGTACCGCCGTAGGGAGTTTTTGAAATTCTTCCGCAGCACCGTACATGCTGTTTTGCAAGGCCTTTGCAACCAACCCCCATGCCTCCATCTGGGTCATCTGCTGGGGCGACTGCATCCGATGAAGCATATCTTTCAGCTGACCGATGGTGGGCATAAAGCCGCCGGTATCCGTCGCTATGTACGCCTTTGCAGCGGCGGCAACGGCCTCAAATGGCTCTTCGGCGAACATGTCGGCCCAAAGATTGACTTTTACGTTTGCCGCCTCTTTGGACATCCCCCGGAAAGAATCGGGATAATTTGCCTGTAAAAGCGTGAGAATCTGGTACGCTTCCTGTTTATCCATTTCCAAATTCCTCCCTGTACATCTCCGCCAGACGGTCAACGCCGCTGGTGTAGCCGCCCGGCTTCTGGTTTGCCGCAGGTCTAGCCGAATTCTGCTCCCTGGAGAGCCAGGAGTTGACAAATCGCATGATCCCAGCTTTTGTTTTCCTGTTTTTGGGATTTGCCAAAAGCCAGCCACGCATACTCCGCAACTGCTGAGCTACATCCACGGCGGGATACAGGCCGGACAACTCGGCAACCATCTCCACGGAAATCTCAAAATCCGTGCCGTCAACCAGCGGAAGCACCGCCGCAGGCGGGGGGCTGCTCGGCAGCTCGCCGCAAACCTCCGAAGGAGGTATATTATCCTTTGCCTTTTCCTTTGTCTTTGTCTTTTCCTTTTCCTTTGTCTTGGTATCATTCGTACACGGTTGTTCGCCGTCGTATACGTCCGTATTCCATCGTTTTCGGATGTTATCGGAGTTTTTCTTACACCGGCTGTCGTATGTTGCCTTATCTCGGTCTATCTGTGCTTTCAAAGTTGGAAATACGAATCTTTCATTACCACGGAGTTGCGGTGCTTCGCCCGTCTTGCTGTATATTAGGCAAGCCGTGAAAAGCCTCCCCCTCTCCGTGTCATTCAGTTCCTCCATACTGTCCAGATAACTGTGATAAGCGCAGAAATATTCAATCGCCATTATCTAATCCTCTTTAATGATGGAGTACCGTGCAAAGCACGTCCGCTCCCCGTACCGGTTTTTCCCGGTGACGGTTTCGCTCTTGATGGGAACGCCCTGAGCTTTCAAATCCCAGATCCTTGCGCCAAGCCGGTAACAGCCGTACTCGGTAACAGCCTCGGCCTGGGTGATACTCCCATAGTCTTGCAAATGCCGCAGGATACGCTCACACTGTGTCACGGGGTACCTCCTCTCCGGTGAGGCGAACCGCCACGCATGGGCGGGTGCCGTACCTCTTGCAGACTGTGGCGTCTGTGATAACTGCATCATCCTTGTAGGCGATCCCGTTCAGGGCATCACACACGATCTTGCCTATGTTGTCCCAGTCGGGCTTCACCATTGGTAGAATCTGATTGTCAATCGCTTCGGCCTGCTTGCGCTTGCTCCACGAATGGGGAACGGGGTAGATTGCCGCAATGTCAACCCGGATAGTGCCGGTGAACTTTGCCCCGTGGGCTTCGCACTGGTATGCCCATGCCACCAGCTTTTCATAGTCCTTCGTTTTCTTTGGGGTGTATGTCGCACCGTTCTGGGTAAAGCGGGGGCGCTCCTTCCCTTGCGGAACGCCGGGAATCGTAAATTCAATCGTCACGTTTTCGCTCCTTCCTTTGGAGTTGGCGGTTTCACCTCCCACCGCCAAGGGAAAATGCAAACTATACTGTCAATCTTTTTGGGGAAAGATTGATTTTTCCGGCCTAGAACGGCAATTGTGCGTCGTCGTCTTCCAACTCTACGAAGTTCGTCGCAGGGGCGGGAGTCTGATACGCCGGTGCGCTGTATCCGTTGTCAGCCCCAGAGCTGGCCTGAGTGCCGCTTTCCTTGCTTCCGTAGAAATAGACATTGCTCACAAGAATCTCCGCATGACGGCGCTTCTGACCGTTCTTGTCGGTATACTGCCGGATTTGCAATCTGCCCGTTACTATGGCCATCTGGCCTTTGCGGAAATACTTGGCGGCGTTCTCCCCGGCGGCTCCAAAGGCGGTGCAGCCTAGGAAATCCACTTCTTTCTCGCCGGTCTGCTGGTTCTTGAAATCCCGGTCAACCGCCAAGGTGAAGCTGGTAGCAGCCTTGCCGGAATTGGTTCTGCGAAGCTCCGGGTCTCGCACCATGCGTCCGGCAATGGTGATGGTGTTAAGCATTCTCCGGTACCTCCTGAGGGATGACCTCGCCGGTGGCCTGATCGGCCACAATATCGGTATCAATAATGCCGATCAGCCCGTCTTCCGCTTTGGAATCATCCGCCATAACATCGGCCAGCTGCTTCCCTTCGTCGCGGGTCTGATAATCGATGGACATAACGCCCCACTTACCAATGAGCTGACGGTATACGGTTTTCCGCGCCATGGCGTCCCAATCATCACGCCAGCCCTTTCCCTGATACTCGCCCTTGCGGAACTTCCGCTCGTGGGCTTCAATGGCCGCCTTGCTCATGTAAATGGTCTTCTCCGCGCCGTTCACAAGTCGATAGTAGCCGACATAGCCGATAACCGGCAATTTCTCCCGCTCTGCTTCATCCTCGATGAAGTCAACCACAACTTCTTCTGTCAGGCGATTGTAGCTTTTCAGCTCACCCTTGCGGATATCCACCACGTTGATGGTCTTGTATGCGCCGGTGCGAAGCGCCAACTGGTGCATACCCTTCCAGCCAAGAATGAAGGTCGCCTCCGTCTTTTTTGTTCCGGTGTCCTTCTTGTAGTTCTTGAATGGGACGATATAGGCATATCCCAAGTTCTGGTCGATGGGCAGGTCAAACGTTGCAGCCTTCAATGCGGACTGGATAACGGTCATGGGACTTTCCATAAATGCCTGCTGCATATTCTTATCCGCATTCACCATCGAGACGATGGAAGAAACAAACTGGGGGGCGCGCTTGCCAAGCAGCTCGTCAAAGCGTTTCCGCATACCGTCCCGGTCGAGGAATGTGTTGAGCATTGCGCCGATGGACTGCTGAGCAGCCGCAGCGGGTGTTTGCTTCTGTACCTGATTCTGAATTATGTTTGCCATTAAATTGCCCTCCTGTTGGCATATTCGTATTTTTTATGTGGCCTTGCCGGAGTAGTAAGCGCCCTTTCTGGTTCCCACCCATAGCGGACAATTCTATCCTTTAAAAGCGCTCTGTCTAACCCCGTAATTCTTGCCCATTCAGCGATAGTGTGGGTCTGACCAGCGTGCGAAACACGGTGGTTAGTAGATTTGTTCGCCGCTTGCTCAGCAGCTGTTATCCATCGGCAATTCTCTGGGCAGTAATTCCCGTCGTTATCGATACGGTCAATCGTCAGATTGTCGGAGTATCCGTTAGCAACCGCCCAGTCATAGAAAGCGGAAAAGTCTCTCGCCCAGTCATCGCAAAGCGAAATCCCCCTTGCTCCGTACCTGTAATACTTATCGCACCTCTTGTCATAGCACCTAGTCTTCATGCCCGTCCAGATTCCGTACAATCTCGTGTTTGATTTTCCGTGTGTATATTTTCCCATACTTTACACCTCCTTTTTGAACCGAAAAGTTCTGCTTTCCGAAGATTTGAAATAGTTCTGCGGGATTTCTCCGTGGTCTTTCTCCCACTTCTTTCTATCGAATGTGGAGCGCTTCTGCGTCTTCCATGTGACGCTGTAGCTCCCGTATCCGCCCCGCTCGGCGGTTCCCATGGCCTCCATGATACGCGCCTGAGCGGTTGCTTTCTTTTCTTCCAGCGCCTTGATCTGCTGGCTGCATTCGTCCATGATCGCCAAATCAACGGCGCAGCCGGTCAAATCCATTTCGGTGTCCGGATCGCTGACCGGGAACTCTGCGTTCAGGGCGTCAATGGTGGAATCCATGCCGTCAATAGCCGGGGGCGTTTCGCTCTGGACGTTATCCCAGAAGCTTTCCTCCGCCTCTTTCAGGGCTTCCAGCTCTGCTTCGTCCCGCTCGATGACGAACACTTTGAAGTCAATGCCCAGAACCAGAACCGCCAGATACCAGCGATCAAGGCCGGACACAAGAAGGTAATGGCAGCACTGCGCGTAGTAAGTAGCCGGGAACTCGCCGTTCTTGAATTTGCTCAAGTGGAGCGCATTCGTGGTCTTGATCTCTAATCCTGCCCGTTCACCGATGACCAGCCGGTCGTAGTTTGCGTGGGCGTAGGGCATATCGTCCCGGAATACGGTGTAGTTCTCCCGGCGCACCTTTTTCCCGGTAGCTTCGGTAAACCGCTTTGCTACGTATTCCTCCAAGTCCGTGCCAAGGCGTACCGCCTCTTTCTGGGAAATATCCTCCGGGATGACCTTACCGGTTTTCTCCGCCCACAGGGCATACGGTGACTTGTAGGGGTTCAGACCCAGAATGGCGGCGGCATCCGAACCACCAATGGTGGTAGAGCGCAGCGCTGTCCATTCCTCTTTGCTCATGGTCGCGGTTGGGATTTTCCGTATCATTCTTCATCCTCCCGCAACGGCTCAAACCGTTTTATAGCGATACCGCCTTTGTACGGATATGCCCGGTATTTTGCCCCGGGGGGAACAATTCCGCCTAAGCTACCTGTGCTGATATAAAAGCCCCCACCAACTTTGTTTATTTTTAATGTTCTACCAATTTTTTGCGGAATAAAAACGACGTAGTTCTCGCTTACTTTTATCCCAACAGTGTTTTCGCCGTTCCAAAACTTTGTAGCAAGGGCGTTAATGTAGGCAATGCGCCTCTTACCATCCGGGAAACTGACAGCCGGAACATTGACTCGATTGTACGGCCTAATGTAGATATCCTCGAATCTTTCCGATTCGCTTATGATGATTCCGTCCTCCATTATTCCTCCACCTCTGCTTCCTCGTTGAACTCCGTCATGGAATCTATGCAATTCAGGCAGTAGAACTCATCATGCGCCGGGATATATACCAGTTTGCTGCCTGTGATGGGATATCCGCACCTGGCACACTTCGGGAGTACCGCTTCCCGGGAGTCGGCATCCGCCGCCAACTGTTCAGCCTGCCGCCACGGCTCCATGCTATCAAAAACGTCCATTGACTTTCCTTTCTCCATTTGATATACTGTAAATGGTAGAGATTTTTTATATCGCTTGCCGTCCCCGGTGCTGTAACATCGGGGGCGGCTTTTTATCGCCCTCTGATGCACCGTCCGATACCAGCGCCCATCAGGATAGCGCACACCCACATTGCGGGGACTGCCGCCTTGTCTGCCAGCAAATCCGCCTGCTGCCACCAGAAAAGCACCAGATTCAGCCCCGCATAGGGAAGCACCCGGAAAGTGCATTCCCTAATATTGAACGGCTTCCGGTTCTCCGGCACCGGCTCCCACCGGGCATCCATGGGTTTGCTTCTGCTTGCCATATCCTCACCCCCTGACCTTATGGTTCTTGTGGACTACATCGAAAAGCTCCACGTTCTCGTCGTCAAACGCCTTGCTTTCCTTCGATTCCAGCAAAAGGGATTCCCGCAGCCGGTCATTTTCCCGGCGCAACCGGCGGTTCATCTCCGCCATGGTGCGAAGCTGGGCAACCTCGTTCGGCATCATTTGGAGTTCTCCTTGTAAGGCTTCAAATCCCCGGCATCCACATACTGAGATATCTTCCCGAGACAATAGATATTATTCACGGTGCCTATTGCTTCCAGCGTAACAATATCCCCTATTGCAAAGCCATGATGCGGGATATAGCGTTTCTGTACAACCACAAACTTGTCTCCAACCTTGGGCTTGCCCTGTTCACGCTTGCTCTCTTTGGGCTTATCCTCCTTGCGCTTCTTCTCAAACAGCCGCTCAACGGCGACCCTTGCGTCCTCCGCTCTGCTGTAGGTATCCTTCGGATTGCACCGGACTTCTGCGGTCTTCACGTCCCGCCCGCCACGTTTCAGCGTGGCCGTGGTAATCATCCCGTCAAAGCGGAGTTCCACGGTGCAGAGTTCCCGCTCAGGCTCCGCAAGACCAGCGATCATGTCTTCGTACCAGCACCAATGCCCAAGAAAATCGTCGCGATCCTCCTCCATGCAATAGTAAACTCCTTCAGCGTTGATTCCGGATTTTATGATCGTCATGGTCTTTCCCAGATGCTTGTCCATATAAGGGTTCCAGCACCGCTGCGGCCTCTTGCTCACAATCCGCACCTTATCCCCCACTTTGTATGCCATAAATAACTCCTTTCAAAAATTCGGCGCTCTGCCGTATGTCTCGCGGTAAATCCGCTCGTAGATGTCCGGCTGCTCTTTCATGAACGCTCTGACCCGTTTCCCAAGCTCCCGGATCGCGTTTGACCGAAGCAGCTCTGCTCGTACAGCTTGCAAATCTGCTCCGCTCTGGCCAGAAACTCGTCCGTCTTCGGTGTCATGCACCGAACTGCCAGCGCGTCGCACAGGGATGTCGCGGAGATGATGAAGCCCTCGTTCCGAAGCTGCTGAATCAGCCAGTTGTTCCGAAGATTGTAGGTGTTCAGCGTCTTCCGGATATACTTTGCCAGTTTCTCCCGCTCCCCGTAAGACTGCGGGAGGTTCAGTTTTGCCATCCATTTGTCCCTCCTCCTTAAGTAAAAAAATGTTTGTTTGGTTGACTGCGGCGGAAAGGTTCGCTATAATGCCCATAGCCCGTTGCGGCAAATAAAGAGTGAGGAGGTACTTTATGTCCAACAAACTTTTGTTACCGCCAGTACCGAACCACGAAGGTGGCGTGATGCGTTAGGGCGAGGGGCAGAACCGAAACTGCCAAAGTGAAACGGTGCGTCAAGGACGCAGGTTTGGTCTGCTGTTGAAAGTAAAGCGGGAATCTAGGGTTTCTCGCCGTTTAGGAATACGGGCTTCCAACGCAGCGCATTTCGGCAAATAAATTTGGGGAAAATTCACTCGTGACCAAACCACGGGTGAATTTTTCTTTCCGCCGCAGTCAATTTCTTTGAACATTTTTTCCACAAAAGACTTGAAAATCTGAGTAGCGCATGGTATACTGAATTTGCCGAAACAATAAACCATCCGCTACTCGCCGGAGTTTGAATTTCCGAAAACTCGGATTTCATACCCCGTGATTTTCTGCACCCTTTTTGGAATCGGTGTTCATGACGTTAGTATAGTTCAAAAGGTTCAGTTTGTCAATACGAAAAGTACAATTCGTTCATTTTTGCCGATATGCACAATTACAGGAGGCGTTTTTAGGAGATGTTTTACAATTACTTTGTCGAGCTTTGCAATAGGGCGAAGATAAGCCCTTCAAAAGCTGCGCAACAAATTGGGCTTTCAAAGTCTTCTGTGTCTGGCTGGAAAAACGGCTCAGTACCGAGGGATTCACAAATCATGAGAATAGCAGATTTCTTTGGAATACCTGTATCTGACATCTACAACGTAGTCAATTCGCAAAGAGCAGCTATTTTTAATAGGACTGAGTTTGAGAAATATACTATGAATAGGGAAGAAAAAGCCCTGGAAACAGAAAAAGCCCCGATGCCTATCGACATCGGGGAGGAAAATATTCTTCGGATGTACCGCTCTTTATCTACAGAGGAAAAGGGGGCATTGTACGCCTATGCTCTCTCCCTAAAAGACAAACAGAACGGAGGTAAATAGCATGAAATTAGATTATGACGGATTTATGTTGTATGCGTCTATGCACAACGAGGATGTTCTAAAGGACATTTTGAAATTCACAAGTGAATCTTGGAACGATAGGATCACTCTTTCACAGGATGACATTTCTCTGATTGTGAAGATTTCTCTTGCTTCAACAAAGGCACTTCTTCGTCAGTACCACGAATGGGCAAATTCGCAGACCTGACACCCTCCTTGATAGCCTCAATGATTTCTTCCATAGAAACTACAGGTTTGCTCATATTTTACGCCTCCAAAGATGGTTTTTCGTTGGTTTCATCACTTATTATACCACAATCTGCGGTTTTATCAAGTGGTGGCCGTTTGGACAGCAGATCAGAAAAGAAGCGCAGAAGCCTCCGTTTGTTTTCATCTGTTAATGTCCGGTAAACGCTGATAAAGCCCTTTTCGTCCGCTGTCATTTCTACCGCTCCTTTACTTTTTATCATTCTCGAACGCATGTTCGGCTTGCGTGCTAGTTATAACATACTATCTGTCCAATAAAACGGACTAATTAGGGGTTTTCAAAAAATTTTTTGAATTGCCCCGCCACCCGTGCCACAAGGTGACGGGGCTCGCCGCCGGAATGGTGTGTCCCTTACCTTTGGCTAGTATGATAATACTGTTCAGCCAGTGATGGCGTAAAGGTGCATCCGAGTAATTCAGTCGTTTTCAGCGTAATTCGCAGGATTTTTTTCGGAAAGGGCGATCAGCAAATGGAAAAACGGAAAATAATACAACAAATATCGACAATTTGTGATAATCTGCCCACAAAGATGAAATGGGCAAAGGAGGAACAGCACAAAACCAATCAGCAGATTATCGACAGCACCGGGCTAAGTGAATCCATGGTTAAAAAGTTCTTCTCCGGCCACCTGACGGGTCCAAGTATCTATGATGTGACCGCCATCGCCATTGACCTTGGTCTGTCCCTGGATGAGCTGATGGAGCTGTCCCCGCCGAAGCAAGACCAGAGTGCGGAAATCGAACGGCTGAAAACCGAAATTTCACACAAGGAAGAACTTATCTCGGAAAAAGATAACGCTATCTCCCGGCTGGAAGAGCGCAGCCACATGATGGATAAAGAAATATCCGCTGTCCGGGATAACTGGAAGCATGTGACTTATGGAGCCGCAGGGTTTGCGGTTCTGTTCGGCATCTTCCTTATGGGATATGTCTTTCTGGATATGCGAAACCCGAACCTTGGCCTGTTCCAGTCCGGCCACACCGCGCCGATCGTTTATGTCGCGGCCTTTTCCATTATCGGAACATGCCTGTATATCGTCCGAACTGTGATAAAACGAAACACAGAAAGGGGGAAACACGATGCAAACAATACCAATTGATCTATCGGCTCTTACACTGGAGGAAAGACAGCAGTTTGCGGATAACCCCTCCGTTCTTTCCTCGGACTGCGAAGCGGTCTGCTGCCTGTATATGCGCTACAGTTCCGACCGGCAGACAGAGCAGTCCATCGAAGGGCAGCTCCGGGAGCTGATAGCCTATTGCAAGCACCACAGCTACCGGGTCGCCGCCATTTATGTTGACCGGGCGATTTCCGCCCACGCAAGCATGGACAAGCGTCCAGCGTTCCAGCAGATGCTTTCTGACAGCGCCAGATCGTCATGGAAAACCGTTTTGGTTTACAAGCTGGACAGATTTGCTAGGAACCGGGAAGACAGTGCCATTGCCCGTATGCGGCTCCGTAAGAACGGCTGCAACGTGGAATCTGCGAAAGAGGGCATTTCCAAGAACCCGGAGGGTGTGATTCTGGAAGCCCTGCTGGAAGGCATGGCAGAGTATTATTCTTTGGAGCTGTCCCAAAAAATAACCCGTGGAATGCGGGAATCCGCCATCAAGGGAAATTGTTTGGGCGGTCAAATCCCACTGGGATATAAGATTGAAAATAAAAAGTACGTTATCGACCCCCTAACAGCCCCTTTGGTAAAGGAGGCGTTTTCCCGCTATGGTGACGGGGAAACAGCCGCCTCGATCTGTGCAGACTTCAACGCCAGAGGTTACAGGACAGCAAGCGGCGCAGAATTCAACAAAAGCAGTTTCAAAAACATTTTCCGGAACGAGAAATATATAGGCGTATATAAGTACAAGGAAATGCGGCGGGAGGGCATCATCCCGCGAATTATTGCCGACGATGCGTGGATTGCCGTTCAATCCCGCTTGAAGGACAACGAAGCTGCCCCCGCCCGTGGAAAAGCAAAAGTAGCGTATCTCCTTGCTGGGAAGATTTTCTGCGGTCACTGCGGCGCTCCAATGACAGGTGAGTGCGGGCGCGGGAAATCCGGGAAAATGTACAATTATTACTCCTGCGCGACCCGCAAACATCATAACAGCTGCGAAAAAAAGCCAGTCCCGAAGGACTGGCTGGAAGATGTGGTAGCTCAGGACGCTTTGGACGTACTGACAGACGAAATTATCGAATTTGTGGCAGAGGTAGCCGCCCAGCAGTCAGAGGAAGACATTCAGAAGAATACGCAGATTCCGGTCATACGCAAAAAAATCTCTGAAATTGAAAATAAAATCCACAACCTGACGAAAGCGCTTGAATGCGCTTCCGTTGCGCCGGACGCTATTGTGGAAAGACTTGCCGAATTGGAAGCCCAGAAAAAGGGGCTGGCTACCCAACTATCCGATGAAGAGCGTGGTGTGGTTCCGCTCACAAAGGAATCTGTCGTGGTTTATTTGAAAGCGGTAAGAGAAAATGCGGTTCCGCTGGAAACCCAGAAAGCCATGCTTATTGATATGCTGGTAAATTCCGTCACCGTTTACGATGACGAGCCGGGATTCCTTAAACTTATATACGCCTACCGGCTGACGCAAATTCCCGCGAGGACATATCGCGTGCCCATTTCCGAAAAAGTACCGTGTTCGGATTTTAGGACGCAACCTGCTCCATTGGACGCAAATCCGAACACAATTACCGTTGTGGGAATGGTTTTCATCCAAACCAAAAGACACGCCCTGCCTTGATTGGTAGGGCGTGTTTCTTTATTTTTTATACATCCCCTGCACCACTCCGACGTTCTCCGCCCGCTCAATATCCCGCTTGTGCAGGTACTCATAGACGGCCATCATGGCCGCAGGCGGCTCGCCCTTCTGCTTGCGGTATTCCTCAATGTGGGAAACAACGGCCTTGTGCAGGGCGTTCATGTGGTTCATTTCCTCCCCGCTCAGCCTGTAAAACAGGTCTGCCAGCTCCGGGTCGTCGTGCTTGTATTCCACGGCCAGCTCCGCGTAGGTGTGCGCGTCCTCCAGCTCGTCCTCAATGTGCTCCATCAGCAGTTTGATTTCTTTCATGGCTTACGCCTCCTTTATGTATCTCAGAAGCTTGTCAACCTCTGCCCGGTCAAAGGACAGCTTGCCGACAAACGGGATGTCAAATTCCAGCGGTTTCCGAATCTGCGGGGCAAATGCGTTGTAAAGCGCGTCCTCGTCGATGTTTCCGTCCTCCAACACGCTCAGCATTTTGACGGCGGGAATGCTTTCCAGCCTTTCAAAAATCTGCGGCGTTCTCTTGGCGTACAGGGCTACCACCCCGGCAACAACGACGGCTTTCATTTCCGGAAAGTGGGGAAGAACCTCCTGCTCCACATACCGAAGCGCCCCGTTTACAAAACGTTCTTTTGAAACCATAGTTACCTCCGATTATTGTTGGGGCGGCGATTGCCGCCCCGTTTGGATTAGCCAGCAGCGGCAGCAGTGGGCGCAGTCCAGCTGTTCTTTGCGGGCATCGGTTCAGGGCACACATTCCCAATGGGAATCACGGTCTTGGTCAGCCCGGACAGCGTGTTCAGGGTGTTCTGCATACAGCTGAGGTTTGCAGTGATCTGGGCATTGACAACCGCCTGAGCGGAAATCTGCCCCTCAACGCCACGCAGACGGCCATCCAGATACTGGTACATGTCCAGTATCTTCTGGTCAGTGTAGGTGTTGGCGTCTCGCAGCTTGATATCGGACTTGAGCGCCGCGATCTCAGCCGCCTGTCCTGCTTCATACCGGTTCACAACGTGGTCACCCTCGGAGCAGTTGCCGCCGAAAATGCCACCGTTCGCCATGCCCAGCAGGGTGGAAATGCCGCCGATGTAGCCGCCGATACCGCCCACGCGGTCAGCAGCAGTGAAATTTAGAGACATATAGAAGTCCTCCTTCAAAATATTAGGAGGTGGCCACCTTCTATCTATAAAATAACAAAAAAATCGGTAGGGAAACTCTCGTTTCCCTACCGACTTACAATCACATATCCTTCAAAAAGCTATCAGAAGTCTATGTTTTTCGGGAGTATGTAGCTATACTCCTGCACACTGTTATAGGAGTTTTTCAACTTCCTAATGTACCTATCTAATGTGGCAAGGGACATGCCGTAAGCGTGGCACTGCTGTACACGGCTCCATCCGGCGGCTCGGGTGCGGATGATCTTTTCCTCCAACGGCGTGAGAATCGCCAGAGAACAAAATTCATCCAGAATCACCCGATTCCACGGGACTTTATCCACTTATCACATCAGTCCTCCTTGGGAGAAATGTAGGTTCTTGCCTGTTTGCTGTCAGCGATACCGGCGGTGGTAGGATCATTCACCACGCCCAGAATCACCAGCAGGGCAAACACGGCGTTCACCACGGCCAGCAGCTTATCGCCGATTTCGCCCAAGTCCAGCGTAAAGCCGAACAGGGCGGCTACCGTCTGCACCAGCAGAAGCAGCGCGGGAATCGCGGCCAGCCAGAAGTTCTTGTTTTTGATACGTACAATCCAGTTAATCATTTTGTTTTCCTCCTTAAATTTAGCCCAGCCCAAGCCGAGCAAGAATAAACCCTACGACAGCGGCTACGACGATGTAGATGACCTTTTCCACAACGCCCTTCCACCGCTTGCCGGGTTCGGATTTCAGCTCCTGCACGTCCGTGCAGAGGCCGTCAACCTTCGCCCCGGTAATTTCCACGCGTTCAGCCATCACCGCAACAGACGTTGCCAGCGTGTTCAGCGCTTCCGTTTGCTTTTCCAGCGTATCAAGCCGGTGGGAGTTGGATTTCCCCCGCTGCTCTACAGCGGAAATCCACTTGGTGATCTCAGCTTCTTCCATTGGCATTCTCCCTTCTCAGCCGTTCCACCGGCTGTATTTTCCGTTGTCCTCATGAATGCCCCAGCTATACAGCCCCAGACCGCCCCGCCCGGGGATTTTTTCGGCCTGTACCTCCTGCGCTATGGCATACAATTTCTCCGGGGAGATAGCCCCCGAGAGGTCTACAGCCTGTCCCGTGGTGTGCAGGGAGTTGGATACCCCACCCACCTCGGCATTGTGCCGCTTGCACCGAACACCGGAATTCACATTCAGGGGAACCCCCGCCCTGCGGCGTATCTCATCGGCTATGCGGACGGTTTCCTCTGCGGGTTCTGCGGGGAAGCCGTTGCAGTATTTCCCGCCGCACTGGCACCGGAATTCCTCCCGGGTAAAATACCGGATATCGTCCCAGAACGTCCCGGTCGTCGGCGCGGTACTGTCCTCCGGCTTTTCAACCTTTACCGCCGTCCCGGCGATAGCACCGATGAGCATTTTCTGGGTAGCCGCCCCCGGTATCCCGTCCACGGTAAGCCCGTAGTCCGCTTGAAACGCCCGGACAGCTCCTTGGGTATTCCTGCCCTCAATGCCGTCAATCGCGCCGGGAGAATAGCCAAGGTAAGTCAACAGGCATTGGATTTGCTTTACCGTCATACGTTCACCTCTTCCCAGCCCTGAGGGTATGCGGACGGCGACCATACATTATTGTCCAACGTGGAGCGGTACACTTTACTGCCCTCCGTGCAGCAGTCTCCCTTATTATAGGGGCTGGTAGACATGGCGACGAACGGCAACGCTTTCGCTGGGTCGGTGCTCCAAGCAAACCCCCACTGTGCAGGAAGTTCCTCTGGCTCCTGGGTGTAGATAGTGCTGTCATAGGGCTGCACCAGCCGCACCACACGGCCAGCAGACGATTGGCACACAAACCCGGCCTTGCGCTCCAACATGTTTGTGTTTGTGACAGCGGCCTTGAAACTGGGAATGTCGCTATCCGCCGCGTTCAGTTCGGTGCCTGTCATGTCCGGGGCTTTCTCCTGCAAGGCAAGCGCATTCGCCCGCCCCTGAGCATACATGATGCTTTTTCTTTCCTCTTGTGTCACAGGCTGTCAACCCCTTTCTTGTAGGCTTCATCCAGCTCTTTCAGCTGTTCCTCTCCGCCGCTGGCTTTCATTTCGGCGATTTTTGCCAAAATAGCGTTTTTGCGTTCTTCTATGGTCACGCTTTATTCACCCCCAGAGCAGTTTCAATTTCAGACAATGCGGCTTCGTATTCGGCGTTCTTTTTCAACGCCTCTTCCAGCGGGGTGAGGATTTCCTCCCCGTTCCGGTAGAATTTGCCGCCGCTGTAGGTATCGCCAATACCCACGGGGCGGTCTGCGGGGTCGATGAGATTTTCGGTTTCAGGCTCGGAATCGGAACACCACAGTACGTTGATAACTAAACCGTTTTCAATACGTGTCATACTCTTTGCCATTATGCCGCCCCCCTCGTATTGCGGATGACTACGATGCCGGAACCGCCAGTACCAACGGTTCCCTGTCTCGATCCGCCGCCACCAGCGCCCTTGTTTTCGGCGCCGTTACCGGCTGCACCGGCATACGAACCGTCGCCACCACCACCTTCGCCACCTGTACCGCCCGTTCGTCCGCCGCCACCGCCGCCCGGACTATACAGGGTTCCGGCTTCCTCTCCAAATTCTCTGGTGGTTGTGCCTTGCCCTGTGCCGTGTGCAGTTCCACCGTCGGACGCGCCATCGCCGCCGTTAGTGCTGCTTGTGCCGCCTTTACCGCCACCACTTCCGCCATTCGGGTTTTTGCCCCCAGTTGCGGTATAGGAAAATGCTGAGGTATCTCCCCCTTGTGCCGCTGCTGCGTTTCCACCAGCTCCAACCATAATTTCATATGGCGTATTTATTTGTAGCGATACATTTTTTGTGGTAAGTGTGTAGCCACCTCCGCCACCATGGCAGGTGTTAGAGCCGGTAGCCCCAGCGGCACCGCCGCCAACAAGGAAGACGTCGATTCCGCCCTCCGCACCGTTGAGGTTGGTAAATGTCAACGTGCCAGAGGTGAGGAAGCGGATTTTCCAGTTACCCTGAGATACAGTGATAGGCTCGTCGGAATCGTTGACAATCTCGTAGTCGCCGGTATAGGTGAATTCGGGGATAGTGTTAAACGAAATTGCCGTGCTGTAATCGGTTGTGACCACAACATTCTTTTGCGCAGTCTTGCCGTCACCGGTGATGGTAACCGTCCACGTCCCGCTTTTAAGTCCCTTGAACACCACCACACCGCTCGTGCCGGAGTTCTTGGTCTTTGTCTTTCCGTCCTTGGAAACAGTCACGGTGACGTTCGCCGGGGCTGTAACGGTAAGGGTGCCGCCTGTGCCCCCGCTGGCACCAAATCCATATAAAGGCACCGCAATACTCATACGTACACCTCCACCGTGATGGGAATATTCACCGTGGGCTTGTCCTCAAGGCAGGTAAACGTCAGCGTGCTGCCCGACCGGGAAGCGAAGCTCACCATACCGCACGCCTCTTTCAGCGCAAGATTGGTGGCCGTGTTGCTCCCGTACACTGGATAAGCCATCGCACGTTTTGTATCCGTCAGACCGGAGACCGTAACAGACTGGGTATACGGGGCGCTGGCAGACCAACCGGCAGCAGTTAACGTTGCAGTCCTTGCAATCGTTTTGGCATTACTTAACGCCGTATCCACGTACCCCTTGGTTGCAGCATCAGCGCTGTCCGTGGGCGCACCTAATGCTTTGATTTGATGGGAGTTCATGACAATATTTCCGGTCATTAAACCGCCAGCACTAGGCAATGCCCCAACATTTTCAGCTTCTAGTTCAACGTTGCCATTGGAGTTAGGTTCTTTGCCGCACACTTTGGATACAGCACCGGTGCCATCCAAGCCCATACGGGAGACGGAGTAAAAGGTGACGGCGTTGCCGGTATTGAACGCAAGCGTGACCCTTGTCCACAGATACTTGCCCTGCGCCACCGTCGGGATCGTGTTTGACCATGTTCCGGACGGAACGACCGTGCCGGAATCGCTCGTCTGGTAGCTGATTGCAGAATTGTTGAGCGTTGCCGGATTCCCGGTATCGCCTTTCTCGCCTTTGATCTCGAACCATTGGTATTGCTGCCAATCGGTAGGGGCGATCAAGGCGTTGCCGCTGTATACGCCCATCCAATTGTCCGGCAGTACGCCGAAACTATGAGAAGCTGCCGTGGGCTTCTGAGACGCGTACCGAATCCAGACGTAGGCATTGTTTCCCTTATCGCCCTTTGCGCCGTTCGTGATGGTAAACGTGCTGGTGGTATTATCGTTATAGGTAATACGGTACGTGTCTACCAGCCCGCTGACGGAGACTTTGGCAATGGTTGAAATGCCCCGACCGTTTTTTACGGTGAAGTCAAAGGTAGTGGTGTCCGCCATGGTGATACGGTATGTATCCGTAAGGCCGCTGGTGGAATGCTTCACGATGCTGCTGATACCGCCATGGCCGTCAGCGGCGGCGGTCAGCCAGTTCAGCAGAATTTGTCCCGTCAGCTTCTTTGCCGCGCTGTCCTGTTCCAGAACGAAAAGGTCAGCGGCTTTTATCTGTTCCGCTGCAATCAGCTCGGATATTGCTTTATCTGCGATAAGTCATCCCTCCTCAACGTCAGTCTCTTTTTCGGGCGCAGGAGGCGCAGACAGCACCTGCACCACTTCTTCAATGGCCTGCATACTTCCCAGCATCCTGTCCCAGTTTTCCCGTCCTGCGACCTGAACGCCCTCAAGGGTATTCAGGACTGCCCTAAGTTTCATTACAGGGTTCATTTTTACTCCTTTCCCAGCACCACACGTACCGCGCCGGTTTCCGGTACGATAGCGATTATCTTCGTATATTGGGCGGCGTACTGCCCTTCCCACCACATTTGCACCGTCTCCGCGGGATTTGCAAATACCGTGGCAATCGTCGCCAGGGATTCCCCGAGAATACGGATGTTTATCTGCCCCGCCTGTGGAAAAGGGTTGAAATAATCGCAGTCGAATTCTTTGCCTGTTGCGGTTTTCAGTTTTTCCATACTTAAGCCCTCACTAATACAGTTTGTGATAATCCGTTTCCGTCCTTAATTGTTCGCCAAGCCACCTCTTCGTCTTTGAAATAGAAGCTCGACGCGAATAGCACGGACGCATCAACGTAGCTTGCGGTATTCCAACCATTGAACACACCATTTGCAAAATCCGCATACCCGAGCGATGTATTGATACCTCCGCTGGTGTAAGCCGTTGATATGGTGTTGTAGCCGATTTCCGAGCCGTAGACACTGTGACTGGCAAGACCTGACCCGTCAAGGTACCCATCGTCACCGCCGTAGTCAATTCTTCCAGCACTGACGCTTCCCCGGAAATATCCATTCTCAGCGTACAGATTCCCGGTCGGCGTAATCTGCACGCCGTTAGCCTCAGAGCCGCACTGAATGCCGTTGACACCAATGTAAATACCCCGGCTGTTGGTGCCGTTCCAGACCTGATTGTTATAGCTTAGGTAGTCCGATTGGATGTCGAAACCGCCGATTTTGCCGCTTAAGGCGGTGATCTTTCCACGGACTTCTGCGCCGGACTTGGTGATCTGGAACACCGTGGTATTGTTGGCCTTGACCGTCCAGGAATCGTCAAGCAGCTCCCAGCCGAAGGACGAGCTGCTCCCGCCGGTTTTGGTCACCCGCGCGGAAATCTGGTCACTCTGAATGTCCAGCCGCGAGGTGAGTTCGTCCCCCTGCTCGATACGGGCAGAGACTTCGGTGGAAATCCGGTCGGCCTGAATTTCCAGTTGCGCCCGGGTTTCAATAAACTGACGTTCTACCTTGCGCGTTTCGTGGGATTTATAGGGAACGGATTCGTCGATTTCCTCAGAGCCGGGGGCGGAAACATCCGCGCGTATCATTTTTCCGTAGGACTTCGACACGCTGTAGATGCCGCCATAGGTTCCTTTAACCTGAACCGCGTCTCCAATCTCCGCCGCCGGGTCTAAGATTGCGCCTGTAGCCGTATACGTCTGGTAGGAATAGCCGTTGATTCTGGCCAACATGTCGTTTGCCATTTTCTGAGTTCCGAAAGGGTTTTCGGAGATCAGTTCCCTGCCGCTGTCTGTACCCGCCGTATACTCCACGCCGTCAGCAACCTTCAACGTGACGCGGCTGTACGCGCTGAGTGGGTCTGATATTTTCAGGCTGTCGGCGGCAGACCCGATGATAAACTTATCAAACAAGGATTCTGACACCTCCAAACGTGATCGCTCTGTTATCGCTTCCGCCAACAATCAGATAGTTGGTTTCCTTCGGAAGCCCCGTGAGCGTGACCAGCATCAATTCTCCGGTGGCCGTCATAGCCCAGGAGCCGGTGTACATTGCGCCGATGTAGCCAATGACCTCACGGCAGCTGTACCCGGCAGGGTACGGGATTTCGTAACCAGATGTCACGATTTGATATACACGGCTATCCAGCGATATGCCGACTGCATCGGAAATCTCTTTCAGAACTTCAATGTCACTTGCAGGCCAGTTAAGGGAGGATTCTGCCGGATAGTCTTCTTCCAGAAGAAGCATTCCGTCGTATCCGTGGAGCGTTAGTTTTGTCCGGTCACCGATCTCTCCTTCGCTCCGCTTGTCAATGTAATACTTTCCTTGTGGCAGCCATTCAGAGGCGGCATTCTCATTTGCAGCTCTGATATATGGCCGAAGAAGCGCACGTTTGGGGATATCACCATATGGATGAATCATTTCAACGTTGATCTCACCGGCGCAGGTTTTTCCAACGTCAGGAGAATCGGAAAGAAGCGGTTGCTTCTGCTCCATGGATATCAGCAGTTCTTCACCGTAGCCGGTTTCGGCGCCACCGCTATCTACCAGAATGCGCACTCCACCGAACGTGATTGCGCTTCCGCTTTTGTCAATAAGCTTTCCGGTATCACCGATGCATAGGCGGTTTTCAAACCAGTGGTTGCCAGCTACAATGTCCCGGTATTCCTGTGATACGTTCTGCATAAGCGCCCGTCACCTCTCAATCAGGGGAAAGGTAATGCCGCTCCACCAATCGTCTTCCGGCTTCTCTATCAGGAAAGATGCAGGGTTATTGTTGGAGTACATGGTTACATTGTTGCGGTACCCGCTCATAGGGTCGTAGTAGTCCACGGTCACATATTCCGGGAGAATGGTATGCAACACGGTCATAGCTTCCTCAGCCGTTAGCGGGCGGCAGGTGATGTCCAGACGGATTTTGGTTGTCACCCGGCCACGCTGCATTGTTCCGTCCATTGTGCGCCCGGAATTGGGTGCGTCAATGTCGTTGCGCTGCCACTTTACGCCCTGTTTGGCGATGAACGGCATGAAGTCCACGCCGTTTATCTTGAGCATCATCTTCATGCCGTTTTCACTCCTTTCGCTTATCCATACATTCTTGCGTTCCTGCGCTGAGCATCCCGGACAGCCCGGTCAAAGTCATATCCACCGCCACCTCCGTTGCCCTGATTGCGCATTTCCGCGATGATCTGCTGAGCGACAGCGTAGATAGCGGTAACAACGTCGTCATTGGCTTCCCGAACGCCGTAGGTGATACCATCAACGATCTGGTCATTGTTGGCAACCGCTGTCCGTCTGCCAATAGAGCCAACCATTTCTGCGCCCGCTTCACGGGCTATGAACAGCTGGCCTTGGTCTACAAAACCGCCGTCGGCAAGCATCGGAATTTGAGGAACGCTGATTTCCCGGAGCCCGGAGAACGGGGTAAATCCTGCAATGCTGAATCCTCGGATACTGCGGAGAATGCTGTTGATTCCGCCGAATGCGTAGCTGATTGCCGAGTTAAGTCCGGAAAGAACGCCGTTTATGATTCCTTTGAAAAATCCGACTACTTTCCCAAATATAACCGTTATATCTGTCCACAAATCCGTGAAAAATCCAACAATCGGGCGAATGACGTTTGCGTCAAACCAGGCTGCAATTCCAGAGAAAACAGTGCTGATTTTATTCCACGATTTTATGGCCCAGGAAGATATGCCATCCCAAAGGTCGGAGAAGAACGAGGCGACAGGCTGGATAACATTTGTGTCAAACCAGTCAGAAACGATGCCCCAAACAATCTTGATGGTTTCCCACGTTCCGCTCACAAGCACTCCGATGTTATAGAAGACATCCTCAAATGTCTGGCTTACACTTTTCCACAGATCAGAGAACCATGTAACAGCTGGTGAAAACGTTTTAACAATGCCATCCCAAAGTCCGGAGAAGAATCCGGATATTGGTTGCACAACGTTTATATTGAACCATTCCGCAACAGGTGCAAAAAATGCGCAGATTTCATCCCACTTCTGGTAAATCAGAATGCCAAGGTCTGTCAGTGCGCCTACTGCTAGGCCAATCAATGCGCCTATTCCGGTGCCAATCGGGCCTCCTAGGGAGCCAATAATGGCACCGATTCCAGCGCCCGCCATTGTTGCCCCGGCAGGAACCAGCAATCCATTCAAGACATTCAGGCCATTCATGATTGCGTCGTATACCCCGGTAACGAACATTGGTATTCCAGCAACAATTCCACCGATGGCAGCCCCTATAAGCCCTGTGCTTATCGTTCCACCACCAGCTGTGATTGCCTTTGCCACGGCGCTTTCCCCAAACGCTTTTGCTATAAACTGCCCGATGCCCTTCCCCAAAAGTCCGGCACCAGCTGTTCCAGTAAGGCCACCAAGAATGATTTCTCCGAAATTGAAACTGTTGAGCTTTTTCTCGATAGCATCTTTGATTCCGCTAAACTCGATTGTAAATCCTGTGGCAGTTAGAATCACGCCTGCGGAAATCGTAAGCGGAATGGAAAGACCGTTTTTCCCAAGCGTTTTGAGCGCCATAATTCCGTTCAGGAAATCGTTTGATAACTTCCATGCAAGTAGCGCAATTCCGATTGTGGCAATAAGCCCCAGAATCTCTTTCAGATTGTCCTTAACAAAGGAAACAAGCGGCTCCAGTTTCTTTTTCCACTCGTCAATCTGCGTGGTTACTGCATTTTTCAGGAAATCATACCCCGGCAAGTCTAAGCCAAGGTCTCCACCGCCTACACCGGCTCCGCTTCCACTGCCGCCCTGATTCTGGTCAGGAAGAACGTTCAGTTCATCAAACCCGGCAAGGTATCGTTTCAGTTCCTTGGCAGACCCGGCGGCACTGTCCATGTTGTCGGCAATGGCACCGCTCCCGGCAGAAGCGCTCCCAATCGCATCCCCCCATTTCGGGGACTTTACCGTTATCCCGAACAGGGTGGCAATGGCCGCTATGATTTCCTGCAAGGCGCTTGCCACGGCAATAGCAATTGGCAGAACCTTCGTCAGAATCGGAATAAAGATGTTTCCTACGGCACGTGCGGCTTGTTCCAGCTCCGCCCGTAGTACCCGCAGCATGTTTGCCGGATTTTCCAGCGTCCGCGCCATATCTCCTTGCACCTGCGTTACCTGCGTCATCATGGCGTAGTACCGCAGCTGGGATTTCTCCGCCTGCGTCATGCTGGAAACGCTCTTGTCAATTCCAAGATTCAAGCGTTCCTGCTCCAACCGGGCAACAGACAGGTCGTAGCCCAGCCGCCGCAGAGGTTCGAGTTCTCCGGAAATACCGGACTGAACCTTCTGCATTGCCGATTCAAAATCGATATTATAGAAGGAGGCAAGGTCATAACCCAACTGCGTCAGGTTCTTGGACATAAACGCCGCCTTGTCACCAGCCACACCAAAACCTGCGATAATGGTGTTAAAGACGCCCTGATTCCGCATCCATTCAGCGGGGTCAATGCCCATTACCTCAGAAACCTTCTGGGCGTAGTTATAGGCTTCCTCGGCGTACCTCCCCATTGAAACGGTGAACAGATTCAAATCCTCCGTATACTTGGACGATTTTGCAATTGCGATACCCTGGAGCTTTGCCGCCGCCCGGTATATGGCCGCAAAGCTGATTGCTTTGAGCGCACTGTTCCAAGCATTTGTGCTTGTGGTTGCCCGCCTTACCGTACCGTTGTACTGCTCCGTCGATGTAATCAGCCTTTGAATTCTGCTTGGAAATGCCGAAAACCCGGAGGAAACCTTGTTCATTTCATCCGCAAATGGCTTCATGGCCGAAGCCAAGTCTTTCATCTGCTGAGTGAACTTATCAATATCCGCTTTCTCAAGCTCCTGGATGACCTCTGGTAGCTTTTTCAACTGGTTGATGAAGGAAGTCATATTAGACCGGCCAAGCTCGGACAGAG